TCGGTTGCGATTGAAGGTATTGCTGTCAACGCAACCCCTGAGCAAACTACTTTTGAAGTATTTTTTAGCCCAACAACGTACTATCAATTCTTCACACTTAACAGCACTACTTTAGGTATTTTAGATACCAGTCGACTTGGCTGGTAAAGGAGAAACATGGCTATTAACCCAAACACAGACTTCAGTAGTGGGTCTGTATATACAGCAGATCAGGCAAATCGCTTTCCTCGTGGTGTCATGGCACGTAACACTGCCACAGCAACAGACGCTTCTATTACGGCGGAAGAAGTGCAGATCACTGGCTCGTCGTTTACCGCTGTCGCTAACCGTTACTACAAAATCACTTACTTTGAACCAAACCCAAACGGCGGAACTGGCTATTTTGCTTTTCGAATTAGGCAGACAAACCTTGCTGGCACAGTGCTTAACACGGCCTACCAAACAGTCGGAGCTGGCATTGAACGACAGTCGCACATGATCTGGGTCGGAACATTCTCGGCAGGGACAGTCAATGTCGTTGCGACTGCTCAACAGACCGCTGGCACTGGTTCGCTCGTTCGTAGTTCAACAGTCGCCGCATATTTATTAGTAGAGGACATCGGACCAGCATGATTTATAACCTTATTCTTGACACTGATTTAACCGAACAAATGCGATTTGCCCGAAACAGTCTGTTAACGGCTTCGGACTGGTCACAATTACCAGACGCACCTGTAGACCGTGAAGCATGGGCGACCTACCGCCAAGCCCTGCGAGACTTTCCAGCCACATGGACACCAGGCTCTGAAGCCGACTTCCCAGATACACCATGACTTTTAACCCTTCTAAAGCACTCATAGCCTTAGTCGGCTTAATTTGCATGACCGTACTCATTGCAGTCGGCGCAATAGACCAAGATCAAGGATTACCAATCATCACCATGATCGTCGGCTACTCAGTCGGCAACGGCATGGCCGCACTAACCAACAAATCAGTCGAGCCAATCATTAAGAAAAAAACACAATGAAGTTTCCTGTACTACCGATCATCATGCCAACCGACCTGACCGGTCAAACAAACGGCAAAGTTGACAAAGCAGTCCTACGCACAATCCAAGCACCAGCAGGGTCGTTAGAGAAACACGCTGCAACAGCATGGAATTGTTTACGACTAGACGCCTACTTCAACAAGCTGGTGTGCAACCAAGTCGGCGCATATCGGACATACGCTCAACAACTGATCATGTTCAAGGATCGTTACTCGACTACGGACGGTGGCCGTGTGCCTCAAGTGGTGCGTATTTGGGAAGGCAAGAAATGGTATTTGAAGCCAGGCAAAAGCCCTAGTGCTACACCAGGTCACTCCGACCACGGTTGGGGATTAGCAATAGATGTTGCTAACTGTGGGCTCAATTCACCTATTTGCAAATGGTTGTTAGGTGACGGTTTCGCTACTTGTAAAGCTCTTGAATACGGTTTCACTTGGGCTGTCGCAGAACCAACTAATCCCAATTTTGAGGCATGGCACCTGCAATATGTCACGGGTGATACATGGACCCCAGCGGTACAACGCATGATTGAGCAGTTCCCTAGCCTCATTGCGTAGTGCCTTGACAAGCACCGAGTAGAGTCGGTAAACAGTTCCCGACTTCAAAACCCGACTAATGGAGGAATCATGAACGTACGTCGTTTTCTAGGTTTAGCCCTTTTCACTTATCTGATGTGTGCAGCTCTGGCGGTAGGTGGTGTTGACTCGACTAATCAACCCACCACAACAGTTAGTTCTACGATCGCTTTACAGGATTTAACGCCCCAACAGCAGGCGGAACGAGTTGAGGCGCTCACAGAGCCTTCTACGACTGTCTCACAGCCTTCCACGACGGTTGCTCCTGTGCCGTATGAGACTAATTGCCAGGAATGGTTCCCAACAGCCATTTCGGTTGGCTGGCCCAATGACACTGAGACGCTCAAGAAGTTAGGTCGCCTGCTCTGGAAAGAAACCAGGTGCCTTAATGTCAGTTACACGCATCCACAGTTCAACGGCCATGACCACGGAATCGCACAAATAAACGACATTCATCGTTTTTATGTTGAGCAAGTTTTTAGTATGCCGTTTGAGGAAGCCATGTCGGACCCGACTCTAAACCTCAGGTTCGCTTTCCTGCTGTACTCGGATGTTGCTAAGAATGGTGGTTGTGGCTGGAGGCCGTGGAAGTTGTGCTGAACATCAACCGACCCGACTGGCAGACTAAAGCATCATGTCGAGCACTACCGCTAGACCTGTTCTTCCCCTCCAACGGTGTTGAGTCATCACGAAACCTCAATGTTATTAAGCCTTTCTGTGATGTGTGCCCGGTACGGGTTGAATGTTTGGCTTGCGCTATGAGTCACCCAGACGAGAAAGGGATTTGGGCTGGCACCACCGAGAACGATCGTCGTCGAATCAGGTCTAAGAATTACAACGATCGCAAAGCCACACCGATGGTTTATAGTGATGGCAAGTACCGACAAGTAAAGGACCCGACATGATCGACAAGATTCAAGAAATGACTCGCGCTGTTACTAAAGCCGAGATAGCAATGAAAGCCGCACAATGGCAAATTGAACGCCAAGCCGAAGATGTAGGGATGCTCAGAAAAGCCTTGTTTGAGTTGGCTTATGTTGCTGAGGAGAACGGTATCTATCTGTCTAATCTCACGAAGTCAACGCAGGACACGATTGTGGCCATGCGTTTAGGTGGCTTTAAATGAACGTCATACTGTGCCAAGAATGTCAAATGGAATTGCACCACCATGACACACGCCTGCAACCAATCCTTAAAGGCATATGCCTCGAATGTGGCCACAAAGGAAACTGGGAAGGTTTAACCCAAGCCGAACGTGCCAGGTGCAATGACCTGTTGAACTATTTACGCATGACGCCTGAGCAACGGCGAGCATTTGACAGAAACTTGGGCAGCTGATGGATCTCACAAACTATGTCGACGTACCAACACGGTTTGCAGCTGCACTAGAACGCTGGCCTGAACTACGCATAATTGAGAACCGACCCGAAGTCATCACCATTGCAGACAAGACGTTTATAAGCGTCACCATGCAAGCCTGGCGAACACCTGATGACCCTGTACCGGCACAAGCAACATGCTTTGAACCGTTCCCAGGCAAAACCAGTTTCACCCGTGACTCAGAACAGATGAACGCAAGCACCAGCGCTTTAGGCCGTGTCCTAGGTTTAATGATGAGTTTCGGCTCGAAGATGGCTAGCGCCGAAGAAGTACGAAACCGTCAAGAAACCAGCACCCCAGACACCCTATTAAAACAGCCAGTTGACTTGCACCACATTGGCCGTAAAGCTCCTGCAAATGACCGTACACAGGCGCTCGGTTCATCGGGTGAACCGCCGACCGCCAAACAGTTGGGAATGCTTCGAGCCAAAAACTGGGAAGGTGCAGTCCCTGCGACTAAGCGTGAAGCGTCCGAACTTATTGATCGGCTAATGCACGGTGGCTGAAATATTAGAAGCCGACTTCCAAAAGAGCGTTATAACATTGGCTAAATTGCATGGTTGGCGAGTCATGCACACACACCCAGCCTTAGTGCGACCGGGCAAATGGATCACACCAAACACAGGGAACCAAGGCTTTCCCGATTTAGTGATGACCCACCCTTTTCGAGGCACCATCTTTGTCGAATTAAAAGGTCCCAAAGGTGTTGTCAGTAATTTGCAGTGGGACTGGATCAACGCACTGGAGGACTCAGGCGAAGAGGTACACGTTTGGCGGCCCAAAGACCTAGAGAAAATCAGCGACCGACTAGCCAGGAGACCAGACGATGACTGAGTTCATGCAACCAACTAACCCTATGCGAATTCACACAGGCAACGACGAATGGACATTTACGACCCCAGTGTTTGCTATCGCTATATCAAACGACCATCATGTTGAATACCTAACGATTAACGGGAACTTCTATCGTCCCGAACAAATCAAGTTTGCCGAAATAAATATCAATGGTCAGTGGACTCGACTTGAAACCCATCATCACCGACAGGCAAAACCCGAGTCGCCTTCAACCGATTGATCTGCTTGATCATGCCGGTCGGAATCGCTAGAACATGGTCGTAATGGTCGTCATCAAGTATGCGTGACTGAGCAATTACAACATGATCTGCTTTGATTGACTCCAGCACCCAACCGACACTGGACACGATGCACGGCGAAACGTCTATCTCGCCTTTAGTAGTCCAAGTCTCACAAACACTGTGAGCGTCATGCCAAATGATTTGCACTAGCTGATGCTTCATACTCTTTCCCTCTGTACATCGCAAACCCGTCGGTTATAGCGACCTGCTCATACACAAACTTCCCTGACTCAGGATCGTACGGTATGACCGCAATGCCCTGTTGCCAATCCTCAGTACGTTTCAATGGGCGACCGTCTAAATCAATCCCACCCTTAACGCTAGGTATCGCACCATCTACTCGACACAGACAGCCAGGCGAAGCCGCCATGACCGTTCTAGGACCATCAAAATCGTCTCTCGTGCGCTCAGCCCATTCCCTGCGGTGAATATGCCCATAAATCACACTGACCTTTTCAGACGACAAATACTTATGGGCCGTACTGCCACCACTAGCAACCTTGTCACCATGAATCACACGCAATTCTGGAGTGATCCAACAATGAGCTGCTGGATAGCCAGGGCGGTACTCAATATCAACCTCATCGAGTCGACACAAAAACGGGACCGACATCACAGGCCACGAATTAGGCAGATTTCCACGCTTCAAACCAAACGATGCCGATGCGTTCATCAACAGGTATTTAGGTAAACGCTCCTCATGGTTACCTGCCAACCAAATGATCTTTGCGTTAGGAGCTGCTTTGCGTAACTGTGCACCCAGCAGGGTTGCTCGGTCTATCGTCGCTTGAGTTGTGCGCTGGTATGCAGGCGTCACGACATATTTGCCTAACTCAGCCAGGTCAAGGTTGTCGCCAACTAAGACGACCAGATCAGGGTTGACGTCAGTACAAATGCGTAACGCAACATCAATGGCACGTTCGTCATGGATCGGTTCAAGTTGACCGGTCAAAGTCGTAAAGTAGCCGATCTGTATATCAGGGAATATGAAACATTGAGCCCACTTTGACTGACGTTTCTGCACCTTAGACACAGGGATACGCACAGATGGGCCTTGTTTAATTACTGGCCATTCGGGACCATTCTCCCATTTAGGAGAGAACTGAATCAGCGATGTTTCACGCAATGTTGCTCGAGTCGTCGGTTTCACTTGAGTGACCTCACCTATCTCGTCTATGTCAATTCCTTGACTGTTGAGTAGTGCAGCGATACGACCAAGTTGCCGTTGCATAAGCAAACCTTACTGATTTGAAGCATTTAGTGGGGGATACTTGACAATGCTCCCACCCGTCTGGCTATGATCTCACCGTCGGGTCAGGAGTGAACACTGACCCGACACCCCCTACAACATCAGCTCATAAAGAGATGAGCATCAGCCCTTGTGAGTATCTGAAGCTCACTATGGGAACACTCGGCAACGAGGGTAGACGCTCACGCATTGTGAGCGATCAGCGTTCAAACGTACATTGCGAATGGTTGTCCACCGAAAACAAATAGACAGGCTCCCATGGGCTACTAGCCCTAAATAGTGGGGGACACAAACCACCCAACCCTGTCATGTACTTAGAGGACAACCGAGCAAGTGCCCTTCTTGCTTGGGCGTCAGTATCTATTGACCTTTGCCCTTGACCTACCATTACCACCAACCAAAGGAAACCCGATGACAGACAAACAAAAGAAACACGGCCACTGGAACAGCAAAGAATACCGAGACAACAGAGCCGAACTATTACGCGACAACCCTCAGTGCTACATATGCGGCGCGCCGGCAACAGAAGCAGATCACCTACTCGAATACGACCGAGGAGGTACGCATGAACTGCATAATCTTGCACCATCATGCAAACCATGCAACAGCAGAAAGGGTCAGCGTTACGGCGAGATCAAGAAAAGAATTGTCAAAAATAAGACAGAACCCTTTTTTTCCACAGACACGATAGCCCCCGAACCGCCTCTTGTAATCTCTCCTTACAAAGATTTAGCCGGAACTGACGAGAACCAGCCGACAAAAGACCTGCTCAGCGCCTATATTCCAAGATTGGAAACGGCCGGTCGCTCGAATCTGTCGTATGGTCCTCTGGTTGCTAAGTGGGCGGAGACGTACCAAAACATTTGTCTTTTTGAGTGGCAATTGTTGGCTTTGTCTGGTCAGTTGTCGCACGATGAAAATGGCGACCTTTTGTTTCGTGAATCTTTATGCAGTACTGCTAGACAGAACGGTAAGTCGGTTGGGCTTGGTGCGATGATTGGTTGGTGGTTGACAGACTTTGCAAAGATGCGTGGGATGCCTCAAAACATCTTGTCGGTGGCAAACCGTTTGGATCGTGCTGAGTCGATCTTTAACAGCCTGGCTCCTTTGCTTGTTGACTTGTTCGGCGCTAAAGCAATGAGAACTTTTGGTCGTAAGTCGGTGACGATGCCAGACGGTTCTATGTGGGAAGTTCGTGCAGCTTCTCCGAACTTGCATGGTGGGTCGTATGACTTAATCGTTGTTGACGAACTTTTCAACGTCTCCGATTCCTGTTTATCGGAAGCCCTGCGTCCTTCACAGATTGCTCGCAAGTCGCCCTTGCTGAGTTGCTGGAGTACAGCTGGTGATGAGTCGAGTAAGGCCATGATCCATATGCGTGAAACGGCTATTTCAGAGATTGAACGAGGCGAGCGCACACGGCTCTATTTCGCTGAGTGGAGTATTGGCGATCGGGATTGGCGTAACCCTGAGAACTGGATTTACGCTAACCCTGCGTTGGGTAAAACAATCACGGTTGAAGCACTCCAGGCTGTATCTAAAAAAGAGTCGTTCTTGCGTGCCCACTTAAATATGTGGGTCAGTAGTCGAGGCAGTTGGTTGGAGGAAGGCGTTTGGGCGTCCTGTAAAACTGATGACCCAATGCCTGCCGGTGGCGTGCTGGCCGTAGAAATGAGCATGGACACGAACCGTTATGTTGGTGTGAGATCGTCAATGTTTGATGGCATTGTGCACACTCATGTTGAGTTTATTGTTGATAATGAAACGGCGCTTTGGTCTGAAATTGATCGAGTCATGGACGACAAGCTTGTAGCCCTGGCTATTACGCCGACGTTAGAAATCCATGCGCCTTTGCATTACCGTCGCCGCATGACTGTCGTTGGTCAGGCCGAAATGTTGAAGTGGACTGGCATTGCTCAAAAGATGATTATTGAAGGTCGTGTTAAGCACTCTGGTCAAGTCAGTTTGTCGGAACACATATTGCGAAGCGTCCTTGTTAAGACTGGTATGGGCGTCATGATTTCTCACAAGTCGAGTCCAGGACCGATTGAGTTAGCGAAGTGTGCAGTGTGGGGTATCGCTCTCTCTAGCAAATATCAGAATCGGGCTAAACCCATAATGGTAGTAAGGTGAACTAATATCGGCATCGTGTCGGCGGGTTCGTCGGGGACCCGTCGGCACTCCCCTGCAAAGGAAACCTAATGGGATTATTTAGCAAAAAAGAAGTGACAAAGGCGGCTATTAGTCCTATTCCTGAGGAATCGGTTGCAGCTGCAGTTGGCACTAATTATTACCGACAAAACAAAGCGCCGAACACGATCGGCAGTTGGTATACGTACCAGTCTGGCTTGGCTCGTAATCGTGCCATTTCTGTTCCTGCGATTAGTCGAAGCCGTGACCTTATGGCCTCGGTTTTGGCAAGCATGGAATTAAAGATGTGCACCGAGATTTGGAACGGCGACGAAATGGAAACTGTGCCGTTGGCTCCTCGTACCTGGCTACGCCAACTTGATCCCGATATGCCTAACTCGTTTTTGTTCCCATGGATTTTTGATGACCTGTTCTTTTTTGGTCGTTGCTTCCTCTACATCACCAGCCGAACAAAAGACGGTTACATGGCGTCCGCCACCCGTCTACCACAGGGCTCCATTGACACGGCCGACGCCGAAGGTCCAGTGTGGTTCGGTAAAAGCAAAGAAATCTATTTCAATGGTGGCGCTCTAGACCCTGCCGATGTTGTTCAGATTTACAGTCCTACGCAGGGCATGATTTACATGAGCGAACAAACCATCGCTACCGCTCTCAAATTGTGTGATGCCCGTTTCCGTAACGCCAGTTCAGCAATCCCAGCTGGCGTTCTGAAACAGACTGGCGGGGAGCCGTTGTCGGCCGAGGAGTTAGGTGCTTTGGCTGAAGCGTTTAACGAGGCTCGAAGCACTAACCAGACTGCAGCTCTTAACGAGTTTTTGACTTACACAGAAACGACAGCGACACCGGACAAAATGTTGTTGATTGATGCAGCCGAATACCAGTCAAAAGAAATCGCTAATTTGTGCAATGTACCCCCGTATTTATTGGGTATTTCTACTGGTTCATACGCTTACACAAATAGCGCAGGCGCTAAGTCGGACTTGTGGACATTCGGGTTGTCAATGTATGCACAGGCAATTTCGTCAGCCCTCAGCCAGCAACTTCCTCGAGGCACTTATGTCAAATGGGATGTTGAGAAGTGGTTAGAAGCTGACAGTTACATGAAAAAAGAAACAGAACAAAAGCAAGAAAACACTCAAGAGGAGTTGGCATGATTAGGTTTAGTTCAAACACTTTTGCTGTAGAAGCTGCAGGCCCTGATGGGGAAGATCGTCGGACTATCACAGGCATCGCAGTTCCCTACAACACTTTCGCAACAGTTTCCGATGGCACAAACGTGCAGTTCGCACCAGGCAGTTTGTCTATTGAAGGCAAAGCGCCAAAACTGTATATGTACCACGACTCAACACAAGCAGTCGGTTTAGTGGCCGAGCGTGTTGACAGTCCAGAAGCGATGTATTTCACTGCACGAGTTTCTAATACTCGAGCAGGCGACGAGGCTTTAGTGCTCGCTTCCGACGGTGTTATTGACGCTGTATCTGTTGGGGTAAATCCGACAGAGTTCAAATACGACGACGCAGGAAACATGACAATTATCAAAGGCGATTGGGTCGAATTATCGCTAGTCCCACAGGGGGCATTTGCCGGTGCTACGATTACGAAAGTAGCGGCGGAAGCGCCACAAGTCGAAGAACAAAAGGAAGAACCAAAAATGGAACTTAGCCCAATCGTTTCAGAGGAAGTCATTGTGCCTACCGCACCGATCTTTGCTCAGCCCAAGCGTGAGTTCGCTATGCCTAGCGCATCCGAAATGCTCGCCGCTTACCACACTGGTGGCGACACTTGGCACAAAGTGAACGATGCTTTTGTTCAGGCTTCAAAGCGTAATCAGACTGCGATTCAAGCAGCAGCTGGCGACATTTTGACTTCTGACACGCCAGGCTTGCTCAGCGTCAGCGTTTTGGGTCCCGTGTTCCAGGACCTCAATTACGTCCGTCCAGTCGTTAACGCTTTTGGCGCTCGAGCCATGCCGAACACACCAAGTCGTCAGTTCATCCGTCCGACCATCACGACCCACACTTCTGCAGCACTCCAGTCAACTCAGCTTGACGCAGTGTCGGCCACCACAATGGTTATTGCTTCAAACACTGTCACCAAGTCAACCGTTGCCGGTCAGGTCACCTTGTCACGCCAAGACATCGACTTCACCGATCCTGCAGCAATGCAAGTCGTGTTGAACGACCTCGCTGGTCAAGTGCTCATCAAGACTGACGACATTGCAGCTGACGCCTTAGTCACAGGTGCTACCGCTTCGGGTTCAACTTGGACTGTTACCGCTGCCGATCCGTCAGGATTGTTCACTGCTCTGTACGACGCCGCTCGAGAAATTGCGGAAGATTCAAACTTCTTCCCCACTCACTTGTGCGTGTCGCCTGACGTATGGGAAAAGTTGGGCCGACAGACCGATGCTGACAAGCGTCCAGTGTTTGGTTACAACGCCAACGGCATGATGACCACCAACTCGATTGGTAACGTCTCTGGTCTCCAGTACACCAGCATGAATGTTCTCGGTTTGAATGTCGTCGTTGACAACAACTTCGCTTCCGGAACCATGCTTGTGGTTTACGCACCAGGCTTTGAAATCTACGAATCAGGCCCGCAATTGTTGAGCCTTGACAACCCGAGCACGCTTGGCAAAAACCTGAGTATCCACCAGTACTTCGCCACCTTCGTTGCTAAGTCGAGTTTCATTCAATCAATCACAATCGCCTAACTACTAGCCCGAAAGGCGGTTAGCCGATCATGGCTGTATACCAAGTCACATTCCACCAGCGGTTGGATAACTATGCGGTTGTCCAAACGCTGACGGAACCCGATGTCGCTGTTGGGCAGTCAATGACACTTGCTAGTTTGGGTCACTCGCTCAACGGCACTCATGTCATTTACGATCTGCCGAGTTACTACTTTCTTGGCGTTGACTCTGAAGGTGATCTCCTTTTTGATGTCAACCAACCGATCCCCAACCAAGTGTTGTTTTACAACGCTGGCGATGATCTAGATCGAAGCTCTACAACTACTGGAACTTTGACCTATACCGAAACTTGCACTTGGGTCACGGGCCCACAGATTGCGACCTATCTCGGGATCACTACCGCTGGTGATGAAACTGCCTTTTTGGTGCAGGTCGCTGCAGCTGCAAACTCGTTCTGTTTTCGTAGACGTCAAGAGTCCGGATACACGGACCAACTGACTGTTTCACCTGGTGGAGATGTCACGCTCGGTACGCTCATGTATGGGTCGGCGTTGTACAGACAACGTGGCAGTGTGGATCAATTCGCATCATTCACAGATATGGCGTCAGCGCCCACTGTAGGGCTCTCAGGCATTGTCAAACAGTTGTTAGGCATCAACAGACCACAGGTCGCCTAAAATGGCTTACACGGACTTCCTGAACGAGGCACTAGATGATCTGGTCACTACTCTCCAAACTATTTCGGGGCTTCGGGTTGTTAACGATCCTCGCAATATCGCTCCACCTTGCGCTTTTGTGGATGCTCCGACCGTCGAGTCGTGGAACGGCAACATTGTCAAAATGACGTTTCCTGTGACCTTAATCAGTAACGGCCCTGGCAACCTTGACGCACTACGCCAGCTTCTGTCGCTTACTGCTGAACTGGTTACAAAAGATGTTGCGGTTATGAGTGCTTCACCGAAAGTTGTTTCGGTTGGTGGCGCTGATTATGCCGGATACGAACTTCTCATCCCACTACAAGCACAGGATTCATAATGGACAGATATGTAATTACAAGTATTCGAGTTGGCGAGATCGGAACAGCGTTTGTTGCTGGACCGTCTGACGATATTGATTGGCTACTTGAAGGTGGCTTCATTCAGCGTTCCGACACTCACCCGTCTAAGGGTGCTAAATTGACCAACAAGCCCGACGCACCAACTTCAAAGAAAGACTGATCGTCATGGCTACTTCGACATACCTATCCAATCCAATCGTTTCTATTGGCGCTGTTGATATTTCGGATCAGTGCACAAGTGCGAACTTGTCGCAAAAGATCATGGCTTTGTCTGACAATGCTTTTGGATCTACCGCTACCAGCTTCACGGCTGGTTTGCAGGACAACACTTTGACCTTGGAGCTCTACTGGAGCACGGCCAGCAGTGAGACTTACGCAACTTTTAAATCGCTTGTCGGCACGAAAATTACGACAGTGACAATCAAGGGGAGTTCGGCCGCTACCAGCGCAACAAATCCACTTGGAACTTTGACTAACTCATATCTTGAGGAATTGCCTGTCGTGTACTCGCTTGGTGAATTGAGCCGTTGCACCATCGTTTTGCGTGGTGGAACTTTCGCCTGGACTGAAGTCTGATCTAACCAAACCTAAACAAAGGACCCGACATGAAACTAACGATCCGTTTTGACATCGGTCAAGGACCAGCAACGATCACAAGCACTCTCGCAACACTTGTTGCTTGGGAACGCCGTTTCAAAATGAAAACCAGTGACCTTGCCGACAACTTTGGTATGGAAGACATGGCGTTCATGGCTTGGTATACAGCCAAGATTCAGACCGAACACGGACAAACCATTCCGGTGGAGTTTGACTCTTTTGTTAACAAGCTTGTAGAGATTGAGATCGTGAGTACTGCGTCCACAAACCCTACGAAAGCGGATCACACCGCCACTCTCTAGCCCAGCTGTTAGTCATAACTGGCTACTGGCCACCTGGTATAGACTTTGATTCAGACGACCTCTCGACAGTCGCAAAGATTCTGAAGGAGAGGTGAACCATGTCAATGCAGATTCAAGGACTTGAGTCCACCTTAAAGGCTTTGAAAAAGGTTAAACCTGAGGTTCAGAAGCAGTTCTTTAAGGACGCTAAAAAGATTCTTAAACCTGTGATTGATGAGGCAAAACAGTTGTATCCGTATGGCGACCCAACTAAAAAGAATGGGGGATGGCCGTCTGGTATTAGTCGCACTTGGGCACCTGGTGGCAGAGGTTTGTTTCCGTATGTTCAAAGCGCAGCTGTTCGTGGCATCTCTGTTAAGACGTCTCTGTCAAAGAAAAACGATGCTGTTCTAACGATCGTGAACAAGGATGCTGCAGCTTCGATTGTGGAGTTCGCTGGCACTAATCCAAACCGTCTTGCTGATGCTTTAAACAATTGGGGCAATAAGCCTCGAGTGATGTGGCGTGCGTATGAGAACAATGCCGGTCAAGTCGAATCTGAGATGAAACAATCTGTGGATGAGGTTATGGCTCAAATCAGCCAGTTAACGAAAGCGTTGGTGCTGTAATGGCTATTCGTATTCCGATCATTACTGACCTACAGGACAAAGGGATTCGAGACGCCAAAAAAGCCTTTGGTGATTTTAAG